CACAGTAGCTCCTTAATCTAGAATATTTAAAATATTAAAATCTTTGTTTATAGTAACTATCTTACCATTTATTTAATGGGCAAGTAGCATTTTTTAGTTTAACTTTTACTGCCATAATACAGCCGCATTCTTTACATTGTTTTGTTAGCTGAATAAGCCTATCGCAGTTAATACATGTATTTAGTCTTGACTCAGCTTCTTCTTCTGAAACTTTTTCAACATTAGGACTTAATATATCCCAAGGTCTTGTGGTTCCAAGCTTCTTTTTATATTCCTGCCATGCGTTCATATTTAGGCTGGAGGGTGAAATCCATCTTCATCATATGTCCAACCTTGATTTACTGATCCCATCAATTCTTCTGGAATTTCTACGATTTTTGGATCAGATGTAAGTGCGGCGTACATCATTTCAATTTCTTTTGGAACGCCCCAATTAAAAGCAACTTCGCCATCAACAATAACTGCAAAGATTGCTTTATCTTCTGGATTTTGTAGCATTTATTTCTCCTATTAAAATCTTTGATTTTTTATTATATCACAAAAATTGTATTTAAAGTCATTCTTACAATATTAATTATTTAAAGGAAGGAGGTGCAAAGAATGCTGGAGGACTAAAGAATCCTGGAGGCGAGAAGAACGCTGGAGGAGCAAAGAACGCTGGACCAGCTGGGTAGCAACCAAAGCAGCTGCAACATGAGAGTTCTGTAACATCGTCATATGCATTGCACGTGCATGGGGAGCATGGATCTGGATTGCAAAGTGGAGTGTTCCAATAATACCTTGTAGTTTGATACCTGCATCCATCTACGCAATTAAAAGCTACAATTTCTGTGTAGTTTAATGATCCTCTACAGCTTGTGCAACCAGGAACAAAGAATGCAGGTGGTGAAAAGAAAGCTGGAGGACTAAAGAATCCTGGAGGCGAGAAGAATGTTGGTGGAGAGAATGCGCCAACAGTGTAATTAATTACAGTTCCTAAAGGAATAACGCTAGCATCATCTACTGCAATAATAACTTTATCTGCATAGCCCGTATCTTGTGTTGCCTGTGTGCTAACCGTACCAACAACAAGTCCGGCATTAGTTATCGCAGTGTTTGCGTTAGACTGAGTGGTTCCGTAAAGCTATTACGGGTTTTTGGGTCTTTTTAATTCCACCTGAGTTTCCCAATGGGATAGTCATAATTAAGCCTTAAGGTCGCCTAAAGCCACCCATGTATCAGTATCAAGTTTAACTAGTGTAGCAGCTGACCATTGTGCACGCAACTTTAGTCCAGGGGTTCCATTTATAGACACTCCATCACCAGGGTTTAATGTTAGTTCTCCGGCACCTTTTCTTAAGATATCAATTCTATCTCCAACTTGAAAAGAAACGTTTGCATTTGCTGGAACGGTTAACGTCATTGTTGAACCATTGTCCATGGTAACTAATTTTGCTAAATCACTCAATACTAATGTGTAGCTAGTTCCAGTCTGAGCATTAAGTTGCGATCTAAAACCAGCTCTAGGTGGACCTTCCTGTAGGACAGATGCTGTAACAGAGTTTGCTGCAACAGTTGCAGCTTGTCCTGTATAGTTTGTTGCAGAAAGAACTTGTGTTCCATCTATCTTTAATACTTTTCCTGAAACTAAATTTAAATCTTCAGAAGAAGACCAAGCTAAACTTGAACTTGACCATGTAAAAGATTTATTTGATCCACCATCTGGCACTACAATTCCTGCTCCATTGGCAGTTGTATTGCTTGGTGAGCCAGTAGATCCAAGTTCAATGGTTTTATCTTCGACTGTTATAGTTTCTGTATTAAGAGTTGTTGTATTGCCATTGATGGTTATGTTTCCCGTTACAACTAAATTAGTTTCAACAGTTACATTTCCTGTAATAACCAAATGATCATCAATGGTTACTGTGCCGCCAGTAGAATCAATTGTAAGATTTCCAGAAACGGTATCTATTTCATTTGCTGATGTTATTCCAACTTGAATAGCGTCAATAGTTGCGCCAGCAAATACTGGAGAATCAGAAGTGCCAACACCAAGTGTTGTGCGAATATCGCCAGTTGTTGTATCATCAAGGATGCTTCTTGCGGCACTAGTTATATCTGTTAAGGATGCGGTTCCTGAACCTGTAAAGTATGGCAGTTTATCTGCGGCACTCGTTAAGCCCGCAAGAGCTGTTAATTCTGAATCCAGTGGTTGATAAGTGCTAGCGGTAACCGAAATAGTAGGAGTACCACCCTCAGAAGCAGTTCCGTTAGTGAGGGTAATACCCGTACCGGCAACCAATGATTGAACATAATTACCTGTTGTATCGGTACCAAGATCAATAGCATCATTAACCCATGCTGTACCGTTCCACTTAAGAAATTCTCCCGATGCAGCGCTGCTTATAGTGACATCACCAGCATCGTTTAAAGAGACCATTGCTGGACCAGGAACTGGTTCATATCCCTCTCCTGAAACAGCAGCAAATACAGAAGCTCTTACTGAGTCAACATCTATTGCAGAAGAAAAATCTATTACAGCAGTGTTAGCAGTTGCTGCTTCCCATCTAGCGTTTATAACTTCATATGGTGAGGCGGTGTTTCTTGTTATTACTGTGATATCTCTGGTATTTAAACCATGAGTTATTGTATAAGTATTACTGGATCCATCTCCAATATTTGAAGAATAAGTTATGCCGACTCCACCACCTGCTGGTGCGGCAGCATTGATCCAAGCAGAACCATTATATTTCAATACTTGATTATTTACTGCAGTATTTATTACTACGTCTGTTAGATCGTCTAACGATGCAACTGTGCTAGCTATTCCTGGAATAAATTTTGTTCCGTTAAATTTAAGAACTTGATCGCCAGTTGCTCCAGTTGGATCTATTTCAATATTATCAACAAACAAAGTACTAGTTGAAGTATTTGATGTTACTGTAACATTTGCAAAGGTTACAGAATTTGTTGTGGCGACTGGTTGACCTATTGAGATAGTTGGAGTCGAAGATTCGCCAGAATTATTAGATAAAGAAATTCCAGTTCCAGCAACGAGTGAGGAAACATAGTCGCCAGTAGTATCGGTTCCTAGTGCTACAGAATTAGCTGCAATTGTTGTTGCGATGTTAACATTTGCAGAGCCATTGAAAGAAACAGATCCAGTTACATCTCCAGATAATTCTATTGTTCTTGCATTTGTTAATGCTGCTGCAGTTCCGGTTGTGTTTGCATTAATTGTTGCTGGAAGGCTTATTGTAACGTTGCCTGTATTTGATGTTACATCTATCTCATTTGCTGTTCCAGTTAAAGAATTAACAAATGTATCTTTGTTAATAATATTTGACCAATCAACTTTTGCTACTAGTTCACCAGTTGTTCCTGAATAAACTTCACCAGTATTTGTTGCATCGGGTATAAAAGTAAATTTTCCAATTGAATCATCAAATCCAAAAAAACCTAACTTTGGCGAACTTCCGTTATGCCATCTGAATTCTATTCCTCTATCTTTGTTATCATCAGATGCTGGAGCAGTGTTTCCTCCAAGGGTAAATATTGGATCTTTTACATAAACTGTAGTTGATTCAACAGAAGTTTGAGTTCCATTAATTATTAGATTTCCATCTACAGTTAAATTTGCTTCTAATAAAATATCATCTGCGTTAGAAGATGTTGAGGCATCATATTGAGACCAATGAAGTGTTGTATTTATTAATGTATTTGCATCGTTTCTATAAAACAATATTCCATTAATTGGGTCTATCGCTATTTGACCCTGTACAATATTTGGAGTTGTCATTTAAAACCTTCGCTGTCTTTTAATATTTAGAAGGTTCCACCATCAAATGTTATTCCGTCAATGGTGCCACCAGTTATGCTGACATTGTTAGCGTTTTGCACTGATATAGTTCCTAGGCCAAGATTAACTCTTGCATTTGGAGCATCTGTTGCTCCTGTACCGCCGTAGGCAACCCCTATTGCTGTCGCACTCCAAGTTCCTGTTGCGATGTTACCTACTGATGTTAGGCTTGAATTCAAAACAGTTGAACCAAGAGTTGTGTTGGTTAATACTGAGTTGCCACCAATTTTAAATTCTTTTCCAGCTAAAAGATTAAGATGTTCAGAGGATGTCCATGCATCTGTTGCGTCAACCCAGTTGAAGGTTTTATTTGTTGCACCGAGAATTGTAATACCAGAACCATCTGCTGTTGTATCTGTTGGTGATGCAACGTTTGCAAGAACGATATTCTTATCTTCAACAACTATAGTTGCAGTGTTTAGAGTTGTTGTATTGCCTTGAACTGTAAGGTCTCCAGTAACAACAAGATTATTGCTAATTGTAACATTAGATGGAAGACTAAGTGTTACTGCTCCAATGCCAGAGTTAGAAACCGAAATTTCATTTGCCGTACCTGTTATTGAAGTTACAGCATTAGAGGAAAGATCGCTTATTTGTGATGCAGTAACTGAGATAGTTGTATTCCCAGCTGCAGTTAATCTACCCTGAGCATCTACTGTGAATGTTGCAACTGTGTTTGCTGCTCCATAAGAACCTGCTGTAACTGCAGTGTTATCTAGATTAAGGGTTACTGTATCGGTTGTGCTTGCAACTGAACTTAAACCAGTTCCACCAGAAATTGTTAATGTATCTACACCGGAAGTTATTGTCTGACTTGAACCGGAATCACCAGCAACAGTAAAAGATGTAGCAACATTAGATATGTTTGAGTTAATATTTGAAACTAAATCATCTACATAAACTTTTGTTACTGCATGAGTATTAGCTGATGGAGTAGGAACTATTACTACGCCTGAAAAAGTTTTATTGCCAGTAATTGTTTGTGCCGTACCTAGGGTAATGTACGCGCCAGGACCTGCAATGGCTTCAATGCTTGTTGCTGTTCCACCAATGCCGCCAGTCCCCTTACCATAGTAAAGGGTATTGTCTGCTTCGTTAAATGCTAACTCTGCGTTCTCTAAACTAGACGGTGCACCAGCTGCGCCAGCAGACGACCTTCTTTTAATTCTTAAGGTATTTGCCATTTTAGAAATTTCCTCCGTCTACTAAATTTTGCTTAGTGGCATTGACCCATACAGAGCCATTAAACTGCAAGACATCACCTGTTCCAACTGAATTTATAGTAACATCTGTTAAACCATTTAATACTGATTGTATAGAAACATTTGATTCTATGGCTATCATTCTGTCTTTTACTGTCAAATACGATGCGGCCGGGTTTATTCCCATGACGGTTTGGATAGCTTCAACTGCATCATTTAAATCTGTGTGCTGTTGATGGTGCGGTACCGTGACAGAATTAAGAGTATCAGTAGCATTAGGGTTAACAAAATTATCTAACGCTGCTGGATATTGAATTGCCATTTCTTCCCCTAAATTGATAGAATCTTATTACTATCGTTACTCCAGTTTATAGTAATGCCCAATGCAGCATTGCTGCCTTCAAATGGCAATCCTTCTGAAGTATCTATAAAAAATATTAATCTTGAATTTGAATCTGATGCCCCAACCTGGTACAACACAATTGCATTGAATGCCGCACCTGTATATGCTGGAACCTCAAGATCATTAGCATCAAAGACTCCATTGGTGGTAGTTTTATTTGCTAAAGCGTTAGACCTTCCTTTAATTGCGGAAGATGCTATATCGGAAACAAATTCATCAGCAGTTTGGTCTGCTGTGTATGTTGATGTATGTATAAACAATATTTTAAGATCATTAGTATCAACTGCTATATCTCCATTTAATAAAGCCTGTTTAGCTTTTTTATAAATAAAATTAGCCATAATTAAATACCTATATCTTTTGATATTTTAATTCTATATTTATAACCTTTTTCAAAATAATTTTTACCTTCAGTAAAATATGAAGGAGTAGCATCATTTAGTGATGGGAAATCGACATACACCTCAGGTTTCCATGAATGCATACTTATTTCAGCTGTAACTGTTTCCCACCTAGATGGGGCTCTCTGTACAAGTTTTCTTTGACAAGTAAAATATTTATTACTCAAAAAGTTTGAAGCTGGTCTATCACTAAATGTTATAACAACTCTTCCATTATTATAATCATTATAAAGATAGAACTCACCATCAGCAGGGTCTGTTTCGACTACATAAAATAAAGGATTTTTTGCAAGTATTTGATAGCTTACATCTATATCTGTTTTAATCGATTTATCTTGAATTAGAACAGGAGTTAAAGCTGGATCTGTAATCTCTGTTGTATTTGGAGTTGCTCCACAACCAGACCATGTAAATTCTATTTCTTCTGTGGCAACTATGTTGCCAGAAGCGTCTACTAAATTTTCTACTATTATACAGTAATCTGTATTTTCAACCAGTTCTGTTGTTCTCCAATAGAGAGTCAAAACTCTTGAAATTTGATTATAATCTTTTATTGTACTAATTAGCTCAAATGGAGCTGATACCTGAGTTGGCGTTGCTCCGGCTATAACTAATCCAAAATTTTCATTTTTTAATGAAGTTATTTTTACTGTTCTACCAAATTTGATAGACACTGAATAACATCCAACTGAAGCTTGGTCAACTAAATATAAGGCCACTTAATTCTCCAAAAGATAAACTAACCATAATAGTAAGTAGTTTATTGCAAATATGAAAATAGGGGGTGGAGATTTCTCTCACACCCCCCATGTTCTAGGGTTAGGTAACTATAACTTACCCTAAGGATTAGATCAGAGTGTAACGTTATTTGTAACGTTGACTTCGTAGTTACGAGTCAGTCTAACGTTCTTAGCCACTGTGATTCCTTCACCATCACCGAGCATTACAATGTCATAACGCTCTTTCATCTTCATCTGACGAATGTCACGGCTTGGATCAGCAAACTGATCTGTGCTCATGTCATCCTTGACGAGGAGTGTGCCAACTTCATTGCGGTCGATCAAGAAGATGTCCGACTTAGCAGCTGTTGCGCCGCTCTTTGCAGTGAAGCTAACGAATGGTGATACTATTACGTTCAAGCCCAAAGGAGCTGTTGCGTTTAGTGCACCACTTGGTGAATCTGGACGGTAGCCCCAGCTTGTATTAACAGCTGCTGCCGAACCGCCAGTGTGGAAGATCGCATCCTTGAGGAACACTGCCCACATGAGTGGGTGGAGGATGAAGTCTGTTGGAACATGATTCTCAGCCATCAAAGCTGCGGACATGTCCAGAACGTCATCCCAGTGAAGAGTAAGGTTGGCTGCTCCATTGATACCACGGCCAGTTGTGTCTGAATAGCTACCGCTATCATTATCAAACACAATTGTTGCGGCATCTTTGAAACGCTGAAGTGCAATTTGCTCCTTCAAACGAGCCATAGCTCTACCTGCAGCGCGGACGTGAAGACCTACGATATCCCAGAGGGAGTCAGAGATGACTTCTTCTGTAAAGGAGAGCTTAACGCCCTTCTTCGATACTTTGCCTTCAATCTGCTTTGCAAAGGCGAGTGCCTGTTCTGGGTACTCTTGTCCCTCAGGAATCTCTGCTGCTTGAATAGCATTGACCGCTGGGAATTCGAGTGAACGACCCTTACCTAAGCGCACTGTCGAGAGCAATGGAGTCACGAGTAACTGTGGCTCTGCTGCTTCTCTAAGTGTGCGTGAAATAACCTTTGGGAAAAGTGCTGCTGCATCTGGTGATGCAAAAGCTTCCTTAATGGTTACTCTATTATTTTCGTCGATGTGCCCGTCCTCGGTTAATGCATTCTCCCAAGCTGGGAGACCCGAGAGGAGCTCTTGGATTGTCTTACTCATCTTAGGAATATTCCTCCTGTTTATTTTCTAAAGTGTTAGATTGACGCGGAATGCACCAACCACATTATTGACGTCCAGATTAGAACGTATACCCAACTTACCTGAGTATGTACCCGAGCGAGTAAGCTCGTATACGGTCTTCAGGGCACCTGGATCTGATGGCAACTGCATGTAGGAAAGGAGGCCATCATCAAAGTTTGTAGCAAACTTCTCAACCTCAATAACTTTACCTACTACTGTCCAAGGGTATGCGCCAGCTGCACCTGTTGTTGATGCAATTGCTACTGGACGACCCATATGGTCTGCCTTAATTAATGAACCAACAGTTACGTCATCATTGATGGCGGTTACCATTGGGTACTCAACGTATCCATGAGTAATAAATCCTGCACCCTGTGAAGTGCCCTTGTCAAATGGACGGTAGAGGTCGTACTGAGCACAGCCGATTGGAACAGAATATGCTCCAACAGATACTGTATCAGTTGCACCCGAGCTGTATGATGGTGTTGCACCATCAAGTGGATCCCAACCTGAGATTGTATCGCCCCAAGTTACGCTCGAACCTGTTCCGTTTGCAGGAACCATTCTTGCATCACCGTTTGCATCTGCAACTACCGAAAGGATTGTTCCCTTTGGAATTACAATTTCAAAACGATCATCTTCTGAATCTAGATACCATGTTGGCAATCCAACTGATGGAAGTATGTAGGCTGCTGGTGCAATACCAGGCGAAACTACAAAACGACCAGCACCTGTTTTGGTGCCAACTTTACGAAATTTAGCTAAAGACATTATTTCTCCTTAAAGTTGTATATTAAAGTTTACGACGACCCATGAAGGCATCTACGAAAAGTTGTTCAACGGTATTTACTTTTGTCTCTTCAACTTCCTCTTCTTGCTTGTCTGAGAATATTACATTCTCTTCATTTTCGACAGCAATCTCTGGATTGATCTCTGGCATTGATGCATGCTTTGTCTTAGCGACAGGCATGGTTGCCAAATCTCTTAAAGAATCGGCCAATGAAGATGCTGTTCTCTTTGAGTGATCAGCAATAAGTTCTTCTCTGGTTTCATATGACTCTAGTCCGTTTGCAATTTTTGCGTCTACAACTCTTTCAACAAGAGTTCTATGCAATGCATTCTTGAGTTTTTGGTTTTCTTCTTCGAGAGACTGAAGTTTTTTTGCTGTGTCATCAACATCTTGCTCAGAGGCCTGCTCATCGGCTTTTACTGTGCCAGTGAGGTCTGTTTCTGACTCTTCAGTTTTCTCAATTTCTTCGGAAGTAGTAGCGTCAGAAGAATCAACAGTATCAACCTGTTCTTCTTTTGAATCCAAAACTTCCTCAGATCCTTTTGCATCTTCTTTTGAAGCTTCTTCAGTTGTTTCTGAAGCTGCATCAATTACTGGTGCTTGTTCTTTTTTCAAATCTTCAATCTTTGAAGTAATGACGTCTATCAAGGTCTTATCGTCAGCTTCTGTAGCCGCTTTTAATGCACTTGTTAGTGCTGATATAAGATTTAAATTAACATCCTCTTCTGAGGCGTTGCCTTCATCTTTTGATGAAACTTCTTCTGTTGAATTTTCTTCCTTATCAACTATGCTGTCTGATGCTTCACCTGCGTTTGCTGCTGATACATCTGAAAGGTCTTGGCTAAGTTCTTCAACAGTAGCCAAAATGTCCTCATTCTTGACTTCATCATTCATGTTTAATTTCTCCTCAAGAATATCTTTCTCACGATTCTCATTAGATAGTAATGAATCGTTGGTATAATTGTAATTTTCGCTTTCTTGCACTGCGTATGCCGTCAAAAAAGCCCCCTTCAGATGTAAGTAAAGTGGCTTTGATTCTTTAGATTTAAGATCTTTTAAGATTGATTTGTGTTCTTCAACAGAATAAATATCTTCTTCGTTCATACTTAAAACAAAAGCAGAACTCTTAGCGACCCAATCATCAGTAGAATTTTCTACCTTAACATCACCTTTACTGGATTTTCTTACGCCAGACTTAGAATCTGCCGGCTGATTAACAAAAGAATATTCTTTAAAAGAAATATCCTGCATATCCACAAAGGCTAATTTACCCTTGTAAACTTGACCCCTCTTAAACTTTGCGAGCTTTGGTTTGCCATCGGAAGATTCTGCTGCAAGATCTTCACCGGTAATTGAGCACACTGCTTTCCCTGCTCTGCCACCAACTGATCCAGTTAAATACCTTTTATCCAGAACCTTTTGTATTGCAGCTGGATCTGTAATTGCAACCTGCAAACGAACAAAAGATGAACCATCTTCTTCTTTATCCATCTTAGCGGCCATTACTCTACCAATTGGCTCTGAGTTAAGATCGTGGTTTAAAATAATTGGCTTAGGATACGGCTCAACCCAAGACTGGAGAGCTGCTTCTAATGCTTGAGCTGAATAGTTATTGTAGTTTGCTGTTAGTCCGTTCGTGGATTGCAGCCACTTCAATTATTAAGCCCTTGTTTAAATTTTCTGATTCAGAGAAATTAAAATCAACATCAGAAAAATCCGGAAGTTGAACCTTGAAGGTCTCCACGAAATTAAATGCCATTTATATCTCCATTTTTAAGAACTATACGTATAGTAAATTTGTTTTTATAACATTAAACAATTTTATATAATTATATCAGACTTTTACTAGGTTTTCTAAAAATTCAGAACTTCTATTGTCACCATTTTTTTTGTATTCTGAAAAATGAACTGGAGACATGATATGCGGAGCATATATATAAGAAGCACTATATAGTGAAAATCCTTTGTTGACTGCGTTTGCAGACCAGCCAAGATCTTCACCCTGTTGATGAAATGTATAATCGACATTATTATAAACATCTTTAGACATCATTTTTGCTGCCATAATTATATCAGATTTAAAGAATGACCCAATTGGATAAGAACCTTCTCTATAAGCAAGTTCTCCAACTTTATTCTTCCAGGTCATCACACTTGGAAACTGCTTGCCTACTGGAGTCATATACATCAATGGAGAAACTGCATCTGCTCCAGCTTTAATGTGAGCTATCAGAAGTTCCAACGTATTTGGATTCTCCAATAGGATATCTGAATCTAAACTTAAATAATAATCAGGTTGATACTCTCTAACAGTTTTAAGAATAGAGTTTCTTAACGAAATCATATTATGATATTTAGAAAGCGTCCATTGTCTTCCATTGTTTTGATGTTCATAATGATTAACATCTGGTCTTTCATTCATTACGAATAATGGAATTCTAGGGTCTAACTTTTTCCAGGCTTGTAATGCCTGAGTGGTTGCAAGATCTCCAGGTGCAGTTTCAAAAACAAAACCAATATTAGACATATCTAAAGATTGGTTAATTATACATCTTATCCATTGTGATAAAATCCAATCTCTTTTATAGATTGGACATCCTATAATAAGTTTCATTTTTCTTCAGCTGTTTTAACTTCTTTTTTTGCTGCTACTTTTACAGGTTCTTTTTCTTCTGTCTTAGATTCTTGTTTTTCTGCTTCTTCTTTTTTAGGAAGAACTTCTAAAGCCTCTGGTGTTTCTTCTGATGACTCATCTTCCGAATCACCCATCAATGCCTCAAAGCCTTCCATGAAAGCATCTACTATTTCAACAAGAACTTGTAAAGCAAGTCGTGTTTGGTTATTTGCAACAGCTTTTCTAAAGCCTTCGATTGCATCCTCTTCTAAAAGAAATTGTTTTGAAATTTCAGAATTAATCATTAAACTCATTTGTATTTTCGTCCTTAATTAAATTTTCAATTGGATCTTGCTTTTCATTAGTATACACTACATTATAGTCTTTTTCTAGAGCATTTTCAATTGCTGTTAACCATGACATGTCAGATCTTCTAATATTTGGAGAAGTATTTCTTCCATTTTGATTAGCTGGTCTAACGGCATTGCCAGTTCCTTTTCTATTAGAAGGAAGATTTCTTTGCCCCTTTGGAGCAGAAGCTTGTTTATCTCCATCTTTTTTAACATCTACGGCACCAGCTGGTTGAGCTTTAGCGGCTATCTTTGCTTGAGCTTGAGCTATATCAATTTGGACTCTGCCTTGTACTGATGGAAATAAATTATCTTCATCAACTTCAGGATCTAAACCTAATTCTATTCTCGCTTCATCCAAGCTAATCAATGAATTAGCATACTTTTGCATGATGTGTGTTTCTTTTTTAACCTGTGTATCAACATCAATCTCTTTAAACTTAAAGAAACATCTGTCAGACACGTTTGCTTCAGTTGGATTAACTATTGGATCAAATCCACCCTCAAATAATAATTCATTGAAAATGTGAAGCCTAATCATTTCAGAGAACTGTTTCTGATATTGTTTAACCTTATCATATAGAGCAACGTCAAGTCTATCTGTCACGGATCTATTCCCACCGTTCATCATCATTCCAAGGTGGTGTGGTGAAACACCGAGGCCGACTGCAACTCTTTCCTTGAAGTGCTCAAGATAGCCTGAGGCATCTAGTGCCTCTTTTCCTGATCCAACAATTTCTATATCATGTCTGTGCGGAAGAATTAATCCACCTTCTGATCTTAAGTTTTCTATTTCAGCAGCTGCTCTATCAATTTCATCTGGCTCTGCTGGTTGCTCTGGTGTTCCAATTCTATATTTATATAATGGAAATAATTCTCTGTGAACTAAGTTTTGAATATCTTCTTCGATTTGTCTAAGAGCAACAACGTCATCCAAAACAGATGCAAGAAACGGTGTGCCAAAAGCTCTGCCCGTTTTTCTGTCAAGGCTTATATGTATTACTCTATCGGCGGACCAGACTGGATTTTTATTTACAGGAGAATATGTTAGAGGATCAGTCATTTGCTCATATAGTTTTGGCCTATTATGTTTGTCTCTCATTATTCTTACTTGTTCAGTAGGAATAAGATAATAACCAACGATTGGCTCAGTTGCTGATATCGGATTTAATTTTGTTGGAAAATATTCTGATATATCTGCGCGTGCTTTAACTATAAAAACATTTCCATATTTAAAGAGCTGATCTGATACCTCTAATAAGAAATCGGAAAATGGTCTTTTCATTGCCATTTCCATAAAGTCTATTCTTTGATATAAATAAGAAGCTGCTTCTGGATTTTCTCCAACAATTTGCCAGCCTTCTTTCCAGAAGAGCTCCTTGTATTTATTTAAAGCCTGTTTAACATATGAATCTGTATCAACAGCTTGCATTATTCTTTCAAAATCATATGGAGATGGCTCAAATGTGCTTCTAGTGTTATACCAGTATGTAGAACCCCTGTAGCCAAGAGCTAGGGCGGCAACTTTCATTGCCTTTGAAATACTCTTTACATCTTCTGGTTCTATGGTCTTTGCCACAAAATCAGAATCAGAAAAACCTTCTACTTGACGAAAAGGTATATAATCTTTTAAAGCCATTGTTGTCTCCTATAAAAACTAATTAAAATAGTACTAATTTTAATAGTTTTTATAACTTAGTTTTGTGAGATGCCGGCTTTGTCAAAGGTATTCTTAATAATAAGACCCTTAACTGATTCAAGCCAAAAGATCGTTTCAGCTTCAGAAAAGTCTGAACGATATGAAAGATTCTTGTCACTAACTTTAATCTCAACTACAAATTCTGTTTTTACTGCGTTATCTTCACTCATCTTAGTATCCTTTTTGTCTTTCGATTATTGCTGTTAATTGCTTTATTGTAGCTTCTTTTATGATCAACTCAGTCATGATCTGACTAAGCTTTTCTTGAAAGGTTGCTATTATTAGATTGATGTCTAAATTGGAATCGATATTTTGACCTTGCATGTTGTCCATTTGTTTTGGCTTTTCTGTTTCTGTATGAACTACTTTAGACACAATTTCATTCTATCATTGATGCGCATTTATTACAAGACGTAATCAAAATTTATTCTAGGGCTGCAAGTCTTGCTTCAAGAGATTCTATTTTTTCATTAAGTTTTTGAACTGTTAAGACCAAAGCTGGAACTAAACCTTCATAATTGACAGCCCTTAATTGATCTGCGTCTTTGCCATCTGGATCTTTTAATTTATGACTGGTCTCAAGTTGAGGAAATAATTCCTTAAATTCATCTGCGATAACTCCAAGTTGACGGAATTGAGATGCAGATTCTTCATCTCGTGTCATTGGATTTAGCATATTAAATTCCCAAATTTTTACATCATTTAGAATTTTACTAACCCATTGATTTTGTGGTTCTTCTATATTTCTTTTTATTCTTCTATCAGAAAGCATGTTGAACGTCACATACTGCCAATGCGCATTGTCTATAATGGTAAATAAGTCTCCATCCCAACCAAACGCTATTGAGTTATAGGTTGGACCAGGACCATAATTAGCTCCACCATATACTATGCCGCTAGAATTCATTGAAGTTCCAGCACCACCAGTTGCTACCAAAATTTCATCGTAAGTGACTGCAGCATATTCGTTATTTCCAATTGAAACCATTCCAGATTTAGTTGATCCAATTGAATTAAGATAACCAAAATAAGAAACACCATTCCCAAAACTTGTCTGAAGGGTTCCATTTGTGTTGATTTCTAATCCAGCAATTTTGCCTTCAGTAAATTGTGTGTATCCGTTTGATTGAACTGTAAAAACATTATTTATGTTTAAACTTCCACCAGTTATACTTATATTATTTGAAGTTAGCGCTCCTTGCGGAGTAACTCTAAATGGAGCACTAGCAAACGTTGCGTTACCTAGATACAATCCGTTTGTATCAGCTTTTAGTATTGAAGATCCAGATCCAATTGAAACGTTACCAGTGAATGATCCTCCAGCTGCAGATAAATTTCCACTGAACGTTCCATTTGCGGCAAGTAAGTTTCCAGTAAACGTAAGCGTGTCAACTCCATCATAAGCAAGATACTTAGTAGATGTTCCCAACTTAAATTCTGCGTTAGCTATTACGTTTCCATTTATGTCTGATTTCCATCTATTATCAGCGTTAATAAAAACTGATCCAGCTTTAAGCCCACCTCTAATTACAGTTGAATCAAACTCTGCAAAGCCATCTCCTCTTATGAGCCATCCAGCTGTATTAGCTTGATAATTTGAAGACCTAATTACTGCAGTGTTTGCTGGAGCAGAATAAGATGTTGCAGCTCCTGCCTGTGTTAAAACTATTTCATGTGCCCCAATTGTTCCAGCTGTAATTTTTGCAGCTGTTAAACTTGAAATGTATTGATTTGATATAAGAGGATTTTCTTGATCGCTTTGAACTATTGGAGACCAATCACTTGGGTTTCCAGTAGAGTCTATAGTTCTTATTCTTCCAAAATATCTTCTTGTTGTAGAGTCAGTACTGTTTGCGACTCCAACTGTGAATACATTTGCCCCAGATGTTCCAGAAGAATATATGGTTGCATTTGTTATTGGAACAATGTTTGGATATGATCCAGAAACCTGATTAGATTCATAGAGTTCATAACCATATGATCTTGCATCTTTGTCTGATACATTATCAAAAACAAACATCACTTTTTCAAATGATGAAAATAGAGCAAGGTTTAAAGGGTAGTCTG